CGTATTGCATTTGGATATTGTACTTAGCCATAGCCGCACGAAGGCGACTAGCTATGCTCCCAGTACCTGCGTATATCTCTTTGTAGACTTCCGCATAATCTCGCTGCATGTAGTGTTATTTAGTGCCCCTAATATACCCGGCAAGCTCAGCAAGATTATTGCTAATTGTCATATTCTGCGAAGCTATAACGTCTATCTTCGCCTCGAGTTTATCAATGGCTTTGTTTTGCTCGTCTTTCATAACATTAAGTTTGTTATTGAACTCGTCTTTAGTTTCTCTAATTGATTCAGCAAGCATTGTAACCTCTCTTTTGTGGTATGATTCAACTTTACCTAGTGCGCTGGATACTTTTACCACGTCCCTTTTCAAAGCGTAGTAAAGACCCGTAAGCGATATTACCGCACCTATGATTGTTATCACATCTCTCGATTCAAATTCCATCTCTATAGTATTGCAAAATATATAGTAGAAAAAGCAAGCCCTGTGATACCTAAAGTTAGGGCTGTGTTGGTAATTATTAACCGTCTATTTCGTTTCTTTAACTGACTAATCTCATTATCTTTCTCAGTAGATATAGCCTTTTCGATGCTCTGTTTATTCTTGTAGATTTCCGCTAACGTTTCATAACTCGCTGCCTGAATGCCTGTAATCTTTGCGTAGTATGTAACCTTTGCACGCTCCATCTTATACAGGCTATCTATTTCTTGCGCCGTCTCGTACCAATACATCATGCTATTGAAGTTCAAGTTGAAAAGCTGACGATCGTAAGTTGTAAGTTCTGGAGTAAAACCCTGCTTTGAGTAAGGAGTCTGACTTGCGGAGCGTTGCCCTAAACCTACTATCTGCATCACTAGGAGTAGAACTAATAATGTTATATGTTTCATTGCGGTAAATTTCATTAGTGATTTCTTGACGCTCTACAATCGTATCCTGATATAGTTGTAAAGAATCCAATTTGGCGAATAAACTATCTGTCTTTGCGTTATTCATTTGTATTATTTGATACAAAGAATCATTCACATCCTGTAACCTTTTTACTGCAGGATTTGTTACAGGTCTATTGCAGGTACGCACGCTGAATATCACAGCCAGTGCGAGAATGGTAATGCTTAATCCTATTGCTAGTTTTGTGATTTTGCCCATCGCGTTATTTGTATGCTTTTGTTCAATGGTCGTATCTTTACATACACACCATCTCCCGTTCTACTATCGCGCATTCCTAGATCATTTGTGTTGCCTTCAATAGTGCGAACACTAGTTTTTCCTACTTTGACTACTACGCCAGTGTGACCAATGTTTTTAAATCTACCTTTCCTATCATTGTAAGATAGGGTCATTATCAATACATCACCTTCACTGTATGACTTTAAGAATTTGCCGTCATCATAAATTACATCTTTTTTATTGTATGCAGTAGGACTCCATCCTGTTATAGTATTTGGCACACCGCACACGTCAAGCACCGCCATAACAAAGAAACTGCACCATTGATAGCCGGGCTTCCATCCCTGCTCAGTCATTAGTCGACGAAAATAGTAATCAGTGAATCCCTGATTATTGCCGCCTTGCTCATCAATACCTACATACGAATATGCAACTAACCTTACGCAGTAGCCGTCAGAAGCATTTGCAAAATGTATAGGAATGCCGCAAAGTAAAAGGCATATAAAAGCAGATATAACACAACTTTTTGCCATGTAGTTAGATAGGTGTTTATTTCATACTTAACTTCTTTGTTGTATATCTCCCGTTGTAGTGCTCTAAAATTGAATCTAATGCCTAAAAAAACCACAAAGTTGGCAACAACCATAACCATTGCAGCAAGCACAACGTACTGGATGTATTCCGTGCTAATAAGCGCATCACCAAAATAGGCAACGGATAGTGTACCCGATATAGCAAACACTAAAAATGCAAGCGGTATAGACCAAAAGCCATCGAATAACTCGAGCTTGTAGCGTATACCTTTAAGATTAACCTTATTTGGTTTTGGATTTGTCTGTTTCTTTGCTGCCATTGGCTCGTAGTTTTAATGATAGTTCACGCTCATACTTGCGCAAACGCTCAGTGTATTCTTGCTTTAGTGTTTTTTTATCACTCATGGTATACGATTAATGATATTACGTGAGTAAGTAGGACGGTAACTAGTTGCTGTATTGCCTGAACTGAATTGATAGTTGAGCGTATTAGTCACATCCGTACGCGGTGAACGGTCAGGCCATTGCGCAGTTGAGTATTCCGGGAACAAACTAGTGTTAGCACACAAGTAATCGACTAGCAAAGTGGTGTAATGCTCTGCATTTTGCCTTGCACGGTCTATCATATCCTTCATTACTGCATCCGATATAGGCACCGTGTCCTCACTTTGTCGTTGTACTAGCGTGCCGTTATCCATACGATAGCAAAGGTTTGGCGTAACATCCACCATAACCCACCAAAGCAGCATCTTTTGGATGTAATCTTCTAAGAGTGTTTGGTAGTTACCTGCAATAGTTCCCGCTGCTACATCAGTCTTAATCTTATTGAGCAAATCAGTTCCCAAAAAGGGAAGTAACCATTTATCCTGCGCCAAATAGATAGACGGATAAAGCAGATTAGGGTCAACACTACCATTAACCGTAGTGTATTTCTTTATGTAGTTCTCAGATATTAATAATACTTCAGCCATAGTTGTAATTATTGATTTCCGTAAATAGGATTAGTTGGTAAAAAGCCGCGATGAGGCATATCCTCGGGAAGCTGTGCTACATACTTAGGATTGCGCACCTTATATCCCATGCGTTCAGCTGTTGCCACCGCTACACGTGTTGCATCTGGATCATTAGGGTTAATCTTTGCGCCCTTTGCATCTACATATACACGCTTCTCCCAAAAATGGCGACAATTACCGCCGCCTTTCCAGTGCCATATATCGTAAGTATCCGCACCTTCAGGGCCCCATCCCGGATTAACCGCTACATTTTCCATTGATACTATATCTTCTTTGCGATATAGCTTCCCCGCTTCCATCATCTTCGCACAGAATGGGCGCATATTATCATGCCCAAAGCTACCTGCATAAACGTAACGAGTAATAAAGTACTTACCATCCACCACAGCATCTTGCTCACTCTTAGCAGCAGGGCGAGCAGCACCCGTGCGTACTGCAAACTCATGCTCAATTTCCTCATCTGCGTTGTAGCTATCTATCAATATCCATTCAGGATTCTCATCTTCACCTAATGCAATAAGCGCATCACCCACGGTAGAATCATCTACTTTTTTTTTTAACTCAACACTCGATTGAATTACTTCCGTAGGCTGCAAGCTACCTGGTAATACATCCGCGAAAATTGCATCCACAACAGCAACTGGTAATGTTGGGAACGCTGCACCCACAATCGCCTTTGCACTACTAACAGGAACTACACCCGCACTACTTTGCATCACAATATCAATAAGTGAACTAATCTGTGCACCGTTCAAAGCCGTAGCAGCAACATCCGTCGTAGTGCCTGTTGCGTCCGCATCGGTTACAACAGATGTTTGTTCTGCTACAAGTGGAGTATTAGGTATGATTTCAAAGTTCACACCCGGCATTTGATTGCTCAATAATTCCTCAATACTATTGTTTATCTTCTCTTGGTATGGCTCTATGACTTGCTTGTTAAATATCTCCAAGCCCGTAGCCATTTCATCTTTATTCGAACCAAATCCTGATGTTTCGCGAATACCAAACAGCAGCGGGGTAGTAACACGGTGTGCAGTTATTATCTTTTGCTGTGCGGTAGTATCCATTAATTGATACTGCTTGTCCGCATCGTTTACAGGGAATGGAGTAATTTCAGTTTTGGGTTGATCACGTTCGTTGAAGAACATCACCACCTTACCTGCATTACGTGCGCCACTCATCTTGTTTTCCCAGTCCATCATCATCTGTTGCTTCTGCTCAGGCGTTGCTTGCCCGTTGTAGAAGTTGATAATGGTAGAAGGGAAAAGACCGTTGCTTATTTGGTTGATATGGAATATCGAAATCTGTTTGTCGAGTTCAATGTAGTTAATTGCACTCCAGTAATCGGGGCGAGGGTAAGCCTGTGAGCCTGTATAAGTAAAGCACCAATAGATTTGACGTGG